CATGGTTTTCCGGAGACCCTCAAGAGCTTCTAGATTTATATTCTTCCTCTCTTTATTGGCCAAATACGGATGTTGGTCGGTTTTGGGCAAAGGTAGAAGCTGAGGAGCGTTCCGGGTGTGTTCACATCCCTGTTGCAGGTGATATTTCCAGTACTTCTGCAAATCTATTATTTTCCGAAACCCCTGAATTCTCTTATGAACAGGAAGGCCCGGGAGGTGATAGAATTTCTGATTTTATGAAAGAGAATGGATTCTTGAATCTGATTCTAGAAGCGGCAGAAATGGCTGCGGCTTTGTCTGGGGTATTCTTGAAGTTGGATGTTGAACCGGAGTTGGTCAAACTCCCTATAGTGAGTGTAGTCACTCCATTACAGGCTATTCCGTATTTCTGGCGGGGTCGGTTGTGGGAAGTATTGTTTTTCCGCACCGTTCGTGAAGACCAACTTGGTTCAGTGGTTTGGCGATTGTTTGAACTCCGTCGGAGGGACAAGAACACCAAACGGCTTATCATTGAGTATCGGTTATACAAGGGGAGTCGGGATAAGGTGGGGCGGGTGGTTGACCTTAGTTCAATTGATGAGACCGCAACATTGGGGCTTGCGGATGTTTCATATAACATCGATGGGTTGGGATGCGTGTATATTCCCAATATGAGGCCAAATAGACTTCTTCCGGGTTCTCCACTTGGGGTCAATGATTATTCTGGTGTTATCACTTTGATGGACAGTTTGGATTTCACTTGGACATCATGGATTCGTGATATTGAGCTTGGTATGGCACAACTATTGATTGATGAGGAATTGTTGGAACGCCCTCATGGAGGGTTACTTACACAAGAGACTGCAGGGAGTCGGGCCCAGTTCAATAAATTTCAGAAAGCCTTTATCAAACTGAATCTCTCTTCTTGGCGTCTTGGTGGAGAGAATTCTAAACCAATTGAACCGGTCCAATTCGATATCAGAACTGATGCCCATCTGAAAACATGTGAGGCACTCATCTTCCAGATTATTTCCCAGTGTGGATATAGTCCTCAGACCTTTGGTTTAGTTGAGTCGGGTCGGGTTGACCAATCTAGTGGGGTTGCTTTACAAATCCGGGAAAGAAAGTCCTTATTGACTAGAGAGAAGAAATCTCGATATTGGCAACCAGAACTTTGGAATTTATTCTGGCAAATGCAACAACTTGATTTACAAAGTGGGTTGGCCCCAAAGAGTTATTCTCCGCAGGAAGTCCGTATTACCCTTCAGGATAGTATTGTTCCAAATGAGCGGGAAAGGTCAGAAACCATTCGGAATTTGGAGCAAGCAAAGGCATTGAGTACCTATACTAAGGTCAAGATGTTGCATCCAGAATGGGATGATGAGGGGATTGAAGCTGAAGTGAAACGGATATTGGATGACCAGGGGATGGGAGTTTCCCCATTCGGAGAGGAGTTCTAAGATGGAGAAACAAGAGAGTTCAAAAAAAATGTTTAAATGGGAAACGCCAACGGAATATGCATGGCGTAATGAAACGGGAAAGATTGCCACAAGGATAAGCAAGGCCTTATATTCAATGGAGAAAATAGTTGCTTCGGGAAGCCTGGACTATTCAGAGGTTAAAAAGGAAATTGATAATTGTAATAAAAGAGTAAAATATCTTGTGGTTCCTAGTATGTATGAGGACGCTCATGTATTTTTATTTGAAGCAGTAAAGGCCTATTCAAGGGCTATGGAGATATTAGTTATTGCGGCAAAAGTGAAGGATAAGAAGGCAATTATAAAAGCAGGCCGATTGATTAATGAGGGCAACAGTTTTATAAGTATTACGAAGTCCCGGGTGTTCGAGAGTATTGAGGCCAAAGAGGATGAATGGACTGCATCTAATTTATTCAGGGATAAATAATTTTTGGGAGTAGGATAATAATAAGAGTAGAAGGAAAATAATGAATGGAAAGGAATGATAGTGTGGAAACAAGAAAAGTTTTACCAATGTTGGCGTTTTTGGTAATGGTTGTGATTCTACTCTTAGTGGGATGTGGTGGAACAGAGGATTCGAAGAATGGAGAAACCAAAGTGAGTCTTGATATTGGTTCTATTGTAGAAACCAAATCTTCTTCAGAGGTTATTCTTTGTGCCACCACCCAAGATAATTTCAAGTTGATGAACAAGTATCTAGCGGCCGATGATAAAACCGCAGCGGAAAAGATGTTTTTAAATGGGAAATTGCTTCTACTCAAAACCGGTACCAAAGTGAAGATACTCCAAGTTACCTTCAATGGAGTCGAGGTTCGTGTGCAACACGGAGACTATAAAGATAAAACAGTGTGGTTATCCCGGGATTTCTTGAAATAATTGTAGCAGTGGTAAAGGGGGTTGAAGTGTGGCTAGTCCAAAAGCATATGATAGCCTTGCAGGGTCATTAACAATGGCTGGGGAGGATGCCGTCCTTCAGGTTGGTGATTCATTGAAAAGGCTTCATTTGGATGTAATCAAAAACCCAAATGATATTATACGAGCCGGGAAAGCATTTGATGCTAGAACAAGTATGACGCTTTCTGCATGGAACAAGAAATGGCAGGCCTGGGCAGGGGATGATTTAGCAGAAGCATATCTTAGGGGCGCTGAACATGCTGATGCTGAGATAGAATTGTTAGGATTGCGAAAAGGGGACGGAACAATTACATCAGGAACAACATTAGCAGGAAAAGATGCTGCAGGGGCAATAGCAAGAAGTGTTCCAAATAGTGTGAAGGCTTCATTTTCCTCCGCTGGGTTACGACATCATTTGACATTTTACAATACATTTCGAAATGCTGCATTTTCTACACTGGAAAAAACAAGTCTTCAAATTCTTAGGTCAGCCCAAGATTTACACAGGAATGTTGCCATAATGGCCGGGGAATCAATGTTCAAGGAAGCTGATATATTCACTCGAAGAGCTTTATCACAGAAGATGTTGGATGATTATGCCCAAAGAGGGGTGACTTCAATAGTTTATAAGAATGGGGCAAGGGTTAGCATTGATTCCTATGCGGAAATGGTTGGTAGGACGATGAGTGCCCATGCTGCTACTCAGGCCAGCCTAAATAGATATACGGAATATGGGTATGATTTGGTTCGTGTTACCGCCCATTTTCAAGCCTGCGATTTGTGCATACCGTGGGAAGGACAGGTGTTAAGCAAGAGTGGGAGTCATCCTCATTATAATAGTCTGGACGATGCTATACGAAACGGGCTTTTCCATCCGAATTGCCAACATGATTTGAATCCGTATTTCCCAGGGGTATCCCCAGATAAGTTAGACGTCCGGGTAGACCCGGAAGTACAGAAATTGATTGACCAACATGGGTATACAGCAGCACAAAGGATGACTTATCAAGCAGAACAACAGCAGCGATATATAGAACGGCAAATCAAGACTTGGAAAAGACGGGAAATGGTATCCCTTGATTCTAGTGCACAAAGAAAAGCCCATCAAAAAGTATTGGATTGGCAAAGTAGGCAAAGAACGCATATAAATGATAACCCATTCTTGAGAAGGAAGTATGAACGAGAGACTGTGAAAGGTTGGTATGAGAAGGTAAGAAGCACTACAAGGGCTCCGGTTTTTAAATCTGTTAGAAAACCCGCACCAAAATGGCAAACTAAACACACGGTGCCGAAAAATTATTCGGAAGGTGTGATAAGAGACCCATATACTTTATTGCAGGCTGAATACGAGCGTTTGGGGATTTCGGTAGAAAAGAAAATTGATAAAGAATGGATTCTCAGTTCTTCGGATAGGGTTGAGAAATTATATCAAGTGAATTCGGTGAGTGCTTTTACTCAATCTAAATATACTTATGTTCGAAACACCCCGGGGAGTATAGAAGCGCAACGGATTGAGGCTTTTATTAAGGATTCTCCAAGTTGGAAAGGAAAATTATATAGAGGGGTAAAAGCAGATGCGTCTCAATTAAATGTTGGGGATGTTATTGACATGCGTGGGATTTCGAGTTGGACTTCTGAGGAAAGAATTGCTCAAAAATTTGCTTATGTGACTGAGAAGGACAAATATGGAATTATTTTTGAATTATCAGGGGAGGTTAATCATACGACATCAATTGCACATCTTGCTAGATTTGGCAGTGAGCAAGAGGTTATTATGTCAGGACAGGCGACTATGAAAGTCAAATCTATTTCTGGACATAAGGTTATTTTGGAGGTGATTCAATGAGTGACAATAATGTATTAAATAATAATGTTTCAAAAGAACGGGATATAAAAATAGAGGAAAGATGGGAAACAGATGGGAAGAATGTTTTCAAAGTGGTGAAAGAAGCCAACGAAGAAGATTTACGGAACTCGTGAATTTGTGTCATAAATATTAGAGGAATTAAATGCGTGAAGGGGTTGAGGGAATGAAAATACCAGAAAGTGTGAGAATAGGATATAGGGAATATGATGTGAATTGCCGGCCCGGTCCGGTGGTAGTGGATAATAGTGTGTGTTATGGTT